GAAACAATTATCCCTTATGGAAGATGCGATGTTAATCCATCGTATTATGAGAGCACCTGAAAAAAGAGTATTTAAAATTGATATAGGTAATATTCCACCACAAGAAGTGGATAACTATATGCAGAAGATTATTAATAAAATGAAAAAAACTCCATTTGTTAATAAAGATACTGGCGATTATAACTTAAAATATAATATACAAAACCTTACTGAAGATTTTTTCCTACCCGTACGTGGTAGTGATAGTGGAACAACTATTGATAACTTACAAGGTTTAGAATACGCAGCTATTGAAGATATTGATTACTTAAAGAATAAATTATTTGCAGCATTAAGAGTACCAAAGGCTTACTTATCATATGATGAGAACGTTAATGGTAAAGCTACTTTGGCGGCAGAAGATGTTCGTTTTGCAAGAACTATTGAAAGAATTCAAAGAACAGTTGTTAGTGAATTAACTAAAATAGCAATTGTACATTTAGCAGCTCAAGGTATTGATGATTCTGAAATGACTAATTTTGAATTAACTCTAACTAATGCATCTACAATCTATGAGCAAGAAAAGGTTAATTTGTGGTCTGAAAAAGTAAGATTGGCATCCGATGTAAAAGCACTTAATATGTTATCTTCGGATTGGGCTTATCACAATGTATTTGGATTATCAGAAGATGAGGTGAATATGGAAAGAGCTAAAGTAGTTTTAGACCTTAAAGATAGATTTAGACATAATTCAATAGAACAACAAGGACAAGACCCAGCAAATCCACCAGAACAACAAAATGTGGAAGAAGAAATCAGTAAATTAAAAACTGAAATCGAATTAAATAGAGGAATTGGCAGACCTAGAGAGGGAAACACATATGGTAAAGATAAACATCCATATGGTAGAGACCCATTGGGAAACAAAGAAAATGAGAAAGAGAGAAAAAGAGAGGATAGAGTATTAAATACAAACGCTAAGAAGCTAGCAAGAGAATATATAAACGGAATTTCATCAAAAAAACAAGTTTTAATTGAAAAAGCGGGTATGCTTGATGAAAAAAATCTATTAGATGATACTAAAATTTAATAAAGAAAAATTTGTTTATATTTATATGTGTTAGTTTATAGGGTAGAATAAATATAGGGTAAGTAAATGAAAAAAATAAAACATTCCAAATTTAAGAATACTGGAGTGTTATTTGAATTATTAGTAAGACAAATAACATTAGAAGTACTTAATGGCGACAAAACTGAAAATGCAAAGAATATCTTAAAAGAATTCTTTTCTCCGAATACGGAGTTAAATAGAGAATTACGTCTTTATGATATATTGTTAAAAGAAAAGTATAGTTCTGAAACAAAAGCCGATAGATTGGTAGAAACTGTATGTGATGCTCATAATAAGCTAAACCACGTTGCACTTTCTAAAGAAAAATTCAATCTTATTAAAGAAATTTCAGAAAAATTTGAAATTGAACAATTTTTAGCATCTCCTATTTCTAATTATAAAACATTAGCATCTATATATAAAGTATTTGAATCTAAAAGAGCAGATGGATATGATATTAAAGATATATTTAATTCAAAGATTACCCTAATCGAAAACATTACATCAAAGCCCGCTCAAAAAACTCAACCAACTGATGAAAAAAAGTTGATTGAAACTTATAAACAACAAGATAAAGACCTTAGATTACTTACCTATAAGATTCTAGTGGAAACTTTTAATAAAAAATATACAAACTTAGATGATTCTCAAAAGAATTTGTTGAAAGAGTATATAAATAACATTTCAAATACTACCAAATTCATAGATTATGTTGGAAAAGAATTACCAAACATAATTGCAGAATTAAATATTATTAAATCAAAACTAAAAGATAGAGTTACACAGATTAAATTATCAGAAACTATTTCTCTTTTAGAAAAAATGAAAATTGGAAAAACTGTATCTGATTCTCAAGTTTCATCTATTATGCTTTCTTATGAGCTAATTAAAGAACTTAAATCTAAAGTAAAATAATGGAAGCAAGATTAAAAGAAGCAATTCGTAAATACGTTAGAGAAAGAAACATTCAAAAAACTTTGGATGAAATGTCTGTAACAGCTAATGTTGCTGGATACGATACTCCAAACGCATTTTCAAAACCAGGACAAACTGCTAAGAAAAACAAAAGATTGGCAAATGTAACCGGTGGTGAAGTTGTTGATGATTTAGAGGAAGTAAAGATATTAAATCTAAAGCAAGAAAAAGAAAAACCAACAGCAGCTAAAAAAGAACCAGGTGCGGAAATTGCAGTTATTAGTGGTATGGAATTAGCAGAAAAAAATTTACATTTAGCTGAAAATCGTTGGGTAGCATTAAAAAAAGAAGATGGTTCTGCAAAAGCTAAAATAGGTAAAGGTATAACATCTATCAAACAACAATTAGGTGAAGTTGAAAAATTCGTTAATTGGTATTCAAAGTTAAAAACTGAGAATGGTGTTACTAAAGATGATTACTATAAAAGAACACATAAAAGTTTACATAAAATAAAAGAAAGGTTAATGAATCTTTCAGAAAAAATTAGAAATTTATAATATGCCAGCAGTATCAAAAGCACAACAACGATTTATGGGTATGGTTCATGCAGTACAAAAAGGAGACATGGAAGCACCATCTAAAGAAGTTGAAAAAGCAGCTGATAGTATGACTGATAAAGATGCTAAAGATTTTGCATCAACATCACATAAAGGTCTACCAAACAAAAAAGAAAGTATGAAAATCACTAAAGAAAGACTAAAGGAATTAGTTAAGGAAGTAATGACAGAAGAATCTGAATATCAAGCGTTTTTTGCTAAAGCATTAGAAAAAGCGGGTAAAGGTATTAATGATATGTCTGACGAAGAAAAGAAAGCATTCTTTAATAAAATAGATACTGCTTGGAATGGTAAAGGTGAAAAGAGTGAATCAGTAAGCGAAGATATCGCAGCTGAATTACCAAAAGCGATAATTCCATCAGCCGTTAAACAAAAATTAGAATTAGCGATTGATAAAATTAAAGATGCTAAATTAAATCCTACTCAAAAATTACAATTAGTTGCACAGGTAGTTGATAGTTTAGGTATTGATAAAACTCAATTAGGTACTATTGCTAATAAGATTAGAAGCAAAATGGAATCTAAAAAATAAGAATATAAAATGAAATCACTCTTAATAGAAACAAACCTATTCGAAGGTAAGGTACGAGAAGATGAAGGTGGAAGAACCCTTGTTAAAGGTGTTTTGCAAAGAGCTGGTGCCGAGAATCAAAATGGTAGAGTTTACCCAAAGCCTATATTAGAAAGAGAAGCTAAGAAATACGAAACGTTTATTAAGGAACGTAGAGCATTAGGTGAATTAGACCATCCGGATTCTACTGTAATTAACTTAAAGAATGTTTCACACAACATTAGAGAAATATGGTGGGAAGGTGATGATTTATGTGGAACTGTTGAAGTTCTATCTACTCCATCTGGTAATATCCTTAAGGAATTATTAAAAGCCGGCATCCTATTGGGTATCTCATCAAGAGGTATGGGTTCAACTAAACCTTTGAGTGGAAATAAGGTTGAAGTATCCGAAGATTTTGAATTGATTGGTTGGGATTTTGTATCCAATCCATCTACGCATGGTGCATTTATGGTACCTGTAAACGAATCTGTTAATAGAGGTTTACAACAAATAGGAACTGATGTTTGTGGCGAGTACTGCAAAGCACAAGATTTAATGAGAGAAATAATAACTGAAATAGCATAATAATGGCAAAGAACTTTGATATATACGATTTCGTACACAACAATAAGATAACTTTAAAAGTTGATGGTAATAAAGGAACTACTGTAGCGAAAGCATACAATGATATCCGTAAAACTAACTTGAAAGAAGTAAAAATAGTAAATGGTAAATTCAGTTTAGCTGAAAATTTAGAAGATAGAAAATTATCTAATGAAGTTAAAAAACATTTCTTAGAAATTATTTCTACTTACAATACTTTTCAAGACCAAATGAAAAGACAATCGGATATGACTGAAGTTGCAAATACTTTAGGTGCGATTGTTGAGGCTGCAAAAGAAATGACCCTAAGAGAGAGTGGTGATTGGTTCGATGCGGTGACTGTAAAAAGAAATATGCAGGAATTGGATAAGATGGGTAAATCATTCGATAAGTTTGCTGCTGAAGCAAAACAAATGGATGAGAGATTACATTCTTTATATGAAGATATGGGTCACATCTTAAATCGTTACTATGAGATTGCAGATATATCTACGGATACAATGCAAGAAAGATTAGGAAATAAAATAGTAAAAGAAGGTATTTGGCCAAAATCAAAATTAGCAAGTATATTTCAAATACATTTAGCTGCAGAACTTAAAAAGAATTTTAAAGGGGTATTTTATGGTGTAGGTAATGATATATACTATAATGATAAGAAAGTATTGACAGTTGATGGTGATAGAGATAATATTAATACAATTGTTGCAAAATTAAAAAAGATAATTAGATAATATGATTAGTTTAGGTGGATTAGTATCTCAAAAAGCATTTGGTAAATTTGAAATGGGTAAAGTAATTTCTAATCCATTTGCAAACGCATTTATTAAAGAAGGTGACGGTGAAGACCACGAAGTTTCTATGGGACAAAATCAATTAGATACTATCATTAAAATGGCAACCGAATTAAAAGCTAAAATGGGTGAAGATGAAAAACAAATCCCAGCTTGGATTCAAGACCATATTTCTAAAGCAGAAAACTACATTTCTCAAGCAGCTGGAAACTATCACGAATATGGTGATTCAAATGAAAATATTAACGAAGCACCAATTCCTATCAAAGATGGTAAATATCATTTTTATTATAAAGATGGTGTAGGATATTTAGAATTTAATGGTAAAGAAATATCTTCGGGTGATTATGATATGGAAGATGGTAGTAATTCATATTGGATGAGTCATTCTTCTTTTAAAGGAAGTCAAAAAGCATTTAAAACAGGTAAAGATATAGTCAATTATTTTAAATCAAAAAAAATAACAACTGAATCAGTAAACGAAGCATCACCTTGTTGGAAAGGATATAAGCAAGTTGGTATGAAAGATAAAGGTGGTAGACAAGTTCCAAATTGTGTACCTGAGGGAAAGATGAATGAAGCACCAAATACTGGAGAAAGAATACAAAACCTTAATAATAGAATTAAAGCATTAAGAGATAAACTATCGGCAACTAAATCACCGGAACAAAAGAAATTATTTCAAGATAGATTAAAAAACGCATTACAAACACTTTCTAATATTAAAAAAGATTTTGGAATTAAAAAAGAAATTAGTAATAAAACTCCAAAGATTTTTGTAAAAACTGCAGCAGTTGAAAAAAAGATTAGAGAATTAATGGCTGACAGAAAGAAAGCAGTAGTTCCTTACAATACTGAGAAAGACCCGGATAAAAAAGAAAAGTTAAAACAAATTCTTATTAAACTAACTCAACAAATTCAGGGATATGAAAAGAATTTGATTCAGTTAAGAGATATGGAAGAAGAATATCTTCAACAAATGCATGCAGATGCGGAATTGGATACAACTGGTCTTTAATAAATTTAATAAAATATTTTTTAATAAAAGCTTGGATTTTCCAAGCTTTTTTCGTATATTTACATATGATTAAGCCTTTTTCAATTTTAGACACTCGTTCTAAAGAGTGGCAAGAACGTAAAAGATGGTGGATTAACACCTATAATATCCAATCGGAATTAGGTAGAGAAGATACCGAATCAAGAGCACGTTTTTGGGAAGATAATACCGTTTCTATATTTGATGCCACACTTTGTGAAAAGATGTACGAATGGTTTTGTCCAAAAGAAGGTAGAGTATTAGACCCTTTTGCCGGTGGCAGTGTTAGAGGTATAGTTGCAACTGAAATGGGATTTATCTATAATGGTATTGACCTTTCTGATGAACAAATAGAAGCAAATAAAAAACAATCAAATAAACCGAATTGGATTACCGGTGATAGTGAGTGGGTTATTGATTCGATATATGATAAAACACAGGATTTTGTATTTACTTGTCCACCGTATTATGATTTAGAAAAATATACTGATAATCCCGCAGACCTATCAAATATGAATGCAGATTCATTTGATAAAAAATATTATTCAATTCTTAAAAAAGCTGCAGCAAAATTAAAAGATAATCGTTTCTTTGCAGTTGTAGTATCCGAAGTAAGAGAACAATCAATAACGGGAAATTATAAAATCGGTAAATATAAAGGGTTGGTTTGGAAAACAATTAGAGCATGTGAAGAAGCTGGATTACACTTCTATAACGATATGATTCTATTTAATTCACAACATCAGGCTGCTAGAGTGGTTGATACATACTTCAAAAGAAATCGTAAGGTAGCATCGGTTCATCAAAACATATTAGTATTTGTAAAAGGAAACCCTGATATTGCCGCAGAAGATATTGAATGGGATGGAACTTATGAATGTGTAGTAGATGGTAAACAATATAAATCATTTAGAGAAGCTGCGATTTCAATAAACCCAAATGAATTAGTAGCTACCGAAGTTCAAAGAAGATGCCGTTCAACTAAATCCAAATACAAAGAGTGGCAAATCATTGGTGAAGAAACAAAGCCCGATATTAAATACGAAGTTGATGGTATTCCTTTTGAGAACCCCAAACAAATATCAGAATTGATTGGTGGTGATATGAGTGAATCAATGGCTAGAAATTATATAGAATCAAACAATCCCAAATATCGTCATTGGAAGAAAGCTGATGGTTGGGATATTACCTACGAAGAAATGCAAGATTTGTGGGAAAAAAATATTCGTTTAGAATTACCTATCATTAGTTGTGATGGTAAACAATTTTATTCAATTATAGATGCAGCCAACTTCTTTGGTTGTTCAGATGAGCGTATTCGCCAAAAGCTCAAATCAGAAAAACATACCGATTACATTTATTTATTCTAAAGAATTTTTTAGAAAATTACGTTTTCTTAAACTTTTACATATTTATTGATACAATAACGTATTTTATATGCGTTTTTACATTGGTAATGAATACTCTCCTATATGAGCAGTGACCAAAAAGCCAATAAAAACATTCTATTTAAGCTTACAATACAATAGCTTAAGAAATCCGATAAATAAGGAAAACAAATGGCAAGTTCAAAATTGTTGAAAGAAGCAATTGCTGATGCTAAAGCTGTACGTGAAACTGCTATCGCTAACGCTAAAATCGCATTAGAAGAAGCATTTACTCCTCGTTTACAATCT